TCACTCACTTACCAGCCACATATCAGCCTCTTCAAACATTTCCTGAACAGTACGGCTTATTTGTTCTTTCTCATGCTTGCTAGCGTCGGTGTTGATCGCCGGCAGTGTCATCATCGGTTTAACCCGAACATCAGCATCGGGGAAGATCCGGTGAACCCTCCTGGTCAATTCGCCCAGAATGATATCTTTTGCACCGGGCAGACCATCAAAATTCCTTTTGTCATAAACGAGTTCCACGAACATAGCACACCTTTTAGTCGATGAATTTAATGGAGGGATGCTCAATACCAGCATCTATGTAATCGACGGCTTTCTTTAGTTCACGCAGGAGATTTTTAGCTTGCCTACGGGACAAGCAGATCGTTTGATCAGGGAATTGCACTGACGGCCATGATGGGACAGAAGCCATAGTGTCTGTGAATTTGGCGTGTAACAGAACATGTTCAGTGAGCGCGCAGTAACTGATAGCAAAATCAGTTAACTCAGGCATTGCTCCTGCATTCGACTCTTTTGCGGTTGCCATAAACAATCCTTTTTTTGCTGGATGCATATACAGTAAACGGGATCAGGGATATGGTCAATGGATACGTAATATTGGTTATTCACTTATTGTAAGTAACTGAATGATAACGATGGTGTTAACAATAGATGTTATGAAAAAGCGCGCTATCTAACTGATATTAAGAAAGAAAGCGCACGATTTAAAATCCCTCGGCGTTCGCGCTGTGTGGGTTCAAGTCCCACTCCGGGTACCATGGGAAAGAATAGAATAATCAAAGTAATAAGCAGTGTCGTGAAACCACCTACGGGTGGTTTTTTTATAACATTTGCTTCACTTCAGAACATGCCTTCAGAACATGCGCCGTATTATTTTTGAGCGCCCGCCACTGGAACAACATTCACTTTGCGATCATATCGGGCTGTCTGCGTAACGTTTTTGTGTCCGGTGATGGCCTGTTTTTCGTAGACGCTACCTTCCAGGTCAGACACGCCTTTTGCCTTCAGGTCATGGAAAGTAAAATTAAAGTCGATGTTGGGGAAGGTGGCTATAGCTAACTCTCTCGCTTTTCTCCAGCGACTGTTAAAGCCATCCCTTGTATAACCACTGCCTGATTGCTGGTGGAGGACGTAAACTGAACTCATCCCCGGATTTAGCGGTAATGTTTTTGCTAACTGAATAGCGTCATCCAGGCGGGAAGACCAGCCTTTAATTTGAGTGACGTGCGTCTTGCTTTGTTTAATCATTATGCCGTCAGAGACGAATTGGCTTTTCTTCATCTCCAGAACGTCTTTCTGCCTGGCACAGCACAGGTAGGCTAATTCCATAGCAACCTGCACAATCACAGGGGAAACACTGTAAAGCGCCGCGTATTCTTCATCAGTTATGTACCGTTCGCGAGCGACTTCTTTGAACTGCCTTACACCCTTGGTCGGATTGCCTTTCACCATCCCACGCTCAAAGTCCCAGCGGTACACCTTGGATAAAAAAGCCTTCTCCCGGTTAGCCTGGGTTTTGCTGCGTAGGCCGCGCTTATCCAGATATTTCCTGATGTGCTCCGGTTTTATAGCATCCGGCAACATCTTGCCGAATACAGAGAGAACTTTGACCGAGTATTTTCGGTAATCATTGCGCGTATCAACCGCAAGGTCAGAGAAGTCAGGTGAACGGAAAAATGCTTCTACCAGCCCTGATAATGAATTGTCGTCTTTTATGTCATTGAGCAACGCTTCATAGGCTGTCCATACCTGCGCCTGGGTATCCAGGGGGATTACCGTTACTTCAGCAAACGATGAGGCAGACGCGATATCGATCATAAAGTCACTCATTAACGGTGATAGTGATTCAAAAGAACGCGCCTTGTCATGGCTGGAAGCGAGAGGTTTTCAGCAATGAAATTAACGTTGCCATTCCCGCCAACGGTTAACACCTATTAACCGTGTAACTGAAAATATGCTTACGTACTGAATTTTGTCGTGGGGATGTCTCAGCCTATGGGAAGAAAGCTGCCTATGCTTGGCAGCTTTCTTCTATACTATTTTGTGCCTGCAATCTCTGTTAGCTTGTATCTAAATTTATTTGCAAGGCAAAACTCACGGATAAAGCACAATCTAATGCGGCGGCTTATTTTTTGTGTTTTGAAATATGGCTTGAGTGCTTTCTTTATATCATTAATTTGCGTATTGTTAAAAAAACAATAGCCATGAATTCTTTTGCTGATTTTTCTTGCAAAATTGTATGTAATGTATACAGATGGCGATATGATTTCAATCTCATCTTTAGTTTTACCATTAGCTAATTCTTTGAAAACACCCAAAGCATATATTATGTCATCTACATCCATACTTGCCGTGGAGGTGGTTATGCTTCCCTGTCTGATGCGATAGAGCACCAGTTCATCAGTTATACGATGGATTTCTTTTGCTGAAAGGTATATCTTTGGTAAAAGTGCAACATCTTCGTAACGCCTTCCAGCAGGGAATTTAAATTTATTAAATAAATCCTTTTTGTAAACTCTGGCCCAGGCATACCATTGACTTCTTAGAAAAGTTTCACGTAAATCACTTATTGAGTTTATTTTAAAGTGTCCATCAGATGACGTTATTAATGGGACTTTCATTTTGTTATCATATTCATAAATCAATTTTATATTAAACTCGATTAGATCGGTTCCGTCATTCTCTATCACTGGGCGGATTTTCTCCCAGAAGGACGGCGCCCAAAGGTCATCGCCATCCAATAGTGCTATATATTTTCCAGATGATGCCTCTATTCCATTATTTCTTGCGATGGATATCCCCTGGTTTACTTGAGATATCACTCTGACAGTCTGAGTCGATTTTTTGATAAAAGATTCTATTTCTTTAAGCGAGTTATCTGTCGAACCATCATTAATTACAATGATTTCAACACTATCATCAACCTGGCTGCATACAGATTGCAAGCATTCATAAATATAATCTTGGCAGTTGTAGCAAGGAATTATGACGCTCAACAAGAAAGGGGTACTCATTGAATATGTCCTTATTTTACTGAAACTTTTTGTAAATAAAGCCTCTTGTGAGGCTTATCGTTTTTCTCGTCCTATCACTTTATCAGCAGCTACACGGGACAGGAATCCAGAACGGCTACCGTACTCAGGGTGTGCGGCGACAAACTGGTCGATACGGCGGATCAACAAAGAGGGAAGAGTAACATTGATTTTTTCCGCTTTCCCCATCAATCGCGTAACATCCACATCCACCAGCGCCCATACCACATCTGCGTAATCAGGATTGTCCAGCCAGTTCTCAATGCTGGTAGCTTCAGGTACTACTTCGCCATCCTCCACCAGCAATTCTATATGTGCGTCGATTGCTTCACGTACACTCTCAATTGCGTCTTGGTAGTTATCACCACCAGAAAAGCAGCCGGGAATGTCCGGTACGCGAACGCCGAAGGATGAATCGCCTTTATCAATAGCAATGGGATATAACATTAAAACCTCCAGTAGGTGGGGCTTAAAGCCCCGCCTGTTTTTTGATGCTTTTCAGTGTTGGTAGCGGTATGTCTTTTGTGGATGTTTCACCGTTACCAGCCCTTTCTTCGTTGGGTGTTTGAACTGGTGATGACTGCCTTTTACTCTCACCAGATACCACCCATCGGCTTCTATCATTGCTATTGCATTCCTGCTATCCATCCTCCGGCTCTCTGGTGTTGTTTTGACGGGGTTATAGTTACCCTCACACGTTCTGGTGTCAATACCTTTAGGGGTTATAAGGGTTATTTTTGGCGGATGATGCGGACAGAAAAAGGGCAAAGAATAGCGAATTGCCGCAGTTGCACTCTTGCAGACGACGCAACTGCGGATTGTACGCGCTTTGTCATTCCAACCAGAATAAATTCTCTGGCTCTCGCCAGCCCACCGGTATTTCGCTTATCGTAAACCCGTTCAATGACTCCGGAAAATCGCTGTAATTGTAAACAGCATCAGGTCGAGTAGAGCGATCATGGGGCTCTAAGTAAGAGTAAATATGAGATTTTATTCGTTAGCTTAACTGAAAAAATTAGTTTTTCATTAGATAGAATAGGGAATTCTCCTTTATCTGATTTTTTCTTTAATCGACTAACGATCAGCCTGTTGAAAATTTTTAATTTATCTTTTCTGCTATGAGATAGTAACCAGGAGCCGGAGAAGTGATGTATGGAATAATTTGTTTTATTATCAATCCTCTCGCAGAAATAATTTGATGGGAAAATTATTTCCTTTTCTCTTAGGTGAATTGTGTTATCAGATAAAAATGGTTGGGATATATTGAATTTTTTGACAAGGAACTCAGTGATTAGCAGTGTGTTTGGTGTTAGGTCAAAAGTGTTTTTAATTATGAATTTTTTATTTTCATATGTATCCAGTAAATCTTTTATAATACCATTTCCCTTAGAAGCACCCAGTACCGCTGATGTAATAGGGAGAGTTTTGCCATTAAACACTTCATGGCAACTAAAAAAATCGAGTGATAGCAGGTTATCAAATTCTTTTGTTACCTCGACATCTGTATCCAGATAGATACCACCGTGATGGTATAAGGCGTGGAGCCTTATATAGTCCGACACAAAAGCCCATTTTTCATTTTTATACGCTTCAATCGCGTAAGTATTTTTAATGGAGTCCAGACATTCATTGCTCCATTCTATAATTTCATAATCTGGGAGGAATTTTTTCCATGTAGCGATACACTCTAAAACAAATGGAGGTTTAGGTTTATTACCTACCCAAATATAGTGAATCTTTTTTGGTATCAAGGTCAGCCTCTTCATTGCTATCAAATAATAGTTATGAAAAATATTACCATTAACCGCGCTTTAGTGCAGGTATTTTCCCACCTGCATGGGTTGTTGCCTCACCAGCACACATTGATAGGCGTAGTGATCATCTCTGAAATCATCAGCGAAAACCTTCTCCATTCACCAGCCACATATCGGCCTTTTCAAACATATCCTCCAGCATGCGGTTCAGCTTTTCCCGATCGCTTTTGCTGGCATCGCTATTCAAGGCGTTCGCCTGCACCGACTTCACCTTCACTTCGGCATCAGGGAAAATCTGGTGCACTCGCTTCGTCAACTCTGCCAGAGATGATCTCTCTGGCCCCCGCCAACCCATCAACATTACGCTTGTCATAAACCAGTTCAACGAACATGACACACCTTTTAGTCGATGAATTTAATGGAAGGATGATCAATGCCAGCATCTATGTAATCGACGGCTTTCTTTAGTTCACGCAGGAGATTTTCAGCTTGCCTACGGGACAAGCAGATCGTTTGATCAAGGAATTGCACCGACGGCCATGATGGGACAGAAACCATAGTGTCTGTGAATTTGGCGTGTAACAGAACATGTTCAGTGAGCGCGCAGTAACTGATAGCAAAATCAGTTAACTCAGGCATTGCTCCTGCATTCGACTCTTTTGCGGTTACCAT